AGAAGTAGAATTCTTTTAAATTCCACATTAGGACAGGAGATTTTAAATTTTAAAAAACCAACTCAACCCCATCCATATAACGCACCCAGTAAAGGATTAGTAACCGTATGGGATATCTTATTGCAAGATTGGAGAAATATTCCAGCCGAAGCATGTCAGGTTATAACCGCAGTATCCGTTGAACCACAGGATAGATTTTGGAAATGGTTTTCTTTAAAAATTAAACCAATGTCTTCCGCAGCTAAAGAAGATTTTATTAGAGAAGCAACAACGACATCATACGGAACAAAGCCGTCTGGTCAAAAGTTTTATAATATTAGAAGTTATGGTGGTAAATTTTACAAGGTCAAATAATGTCTATAACCGGAACAAATTTAGAAAAAATATGCAAACTTCTTTTACAGAAAGAAGTTTCGTTTGAAATTAACAATAAAGTTTTTAAAAGAGGAAAAATAATAATTTTTCATCAAAAAAATTTTTATATAACATTTATTTTATCTAATGATAAAAAAATAAACGATAAAATTGAGATACCGATACCATATGATGTAGAATCTCATATTGATGAGAATTTATTTTTCTTCGATTATAGAATTAAAACATTATCAAAACAATCACCAGAAATAGAACCAAATTTGTTATTTTATCCTCAAAAAACAACAGGAAATAAATTTTGGGATAATATATTAACTATACATGCAAACTAAAAAAACAAAATTAATTTATAGTGTTTTTTCCGGAACATTATATGAAACACCGGAAGATGACGTTTCTTTATTAGATATAGGACATCTACCTCTAATACATAACCCTAAACATAACTGTAAAAAATGTTTTAATAAACGTCATCTCGGTAGAGATATAAATAATTTCACATATACAATATGTAGTTGTATTAAAAATATTATAGATTTAGATTTAATTAAAAAAAATATCCCAATTTCAAATATTTAAAATAAACTATCTTTTTTACACTAAATATAAATAACGTGAAAAGATATACATATAATTGGGAGATACAAACACTTGTAGAACAATTTGTTTCAGCTTTTAACGATATTATCATTAAAAGATATAAATCTAATGAAAAAACACCAGACTCCGAAATTAGTCAGCACAAGGTTTCTTTTGTTTATGCACCCAAACAAAGAGTTTTTTCATCATTAACCAATGCAGCACCTGGGGGAATGACCGTTCCTATAGTTGCTGTAAATATAAATAGAATATCAAGAGATCCGGATAGAGTTTTTAATAAAACCGAGGGGTTTAATATAAATTACACACAAAAAAGCAACTCAGAACAATTAATTAAAAAGGTACCACCACCCGTACCTATAAACATAGGATTAAATATGTCTATAATAACAAAATATCAATCTGATATGGATCAGATAATAACAAATTTTGTACCATATTGCGACCCATATATTATAATTTCATGGAAAATACCAGCATTACAAAAATCGAAAGTTGATTACGAAATAAGAACTGAAATTTTATGGAACGGTGATATCAATATACAATATCCAATCGATATACAGGGAAATCAACCATTTAGAGTAGTTGCAGATACATCATTTACAATCAAAGGTTGGATTTTTAAACATGTTGATGATATATACAAGAAAATATATAATATAGATTCTGAGTTTTTAGATTTAAATTGCATAGAAAAAAATTTACAAGACGATTCTATTTTAAATTTTGATGATTTAATGGAAGATCTTGAAGATCTAGGAAAAAATTGTTAATATATGAAATGTAGAAAAGAAGTTTCAAAATTTTCAGTAAAACCTGAAATTAAAACAGTTAATAAAGAAAAAATAACATTATTCAGAACTGAATTATCATCATCAAATAATTTTGAAATAATATTAAAAGGTAATTTTTTAAATATTTCAAATGTATATTTAAGTTCGTCTGAAACCAATATGTTTTTAGATGCAACATATTACAATCCATTTTCCGGCATTAAAAATCTTTCAGCTGGAAATTTAGCATTTTTTGCAAAAAAAATAAATAATTTTACTTATTGTAAAAATATATTAATATTTGATATACCAAAAGAAATAAATTCTAGCGGTTACGTAGATATAATAATTGAAAATGAATATAGTTATACCAAACTAACAAATGATTCGGTTTTAAATACAACATGTAAACAAAATTCACAATATATTAGTCCAACTATAAATGGAGTATATATAAATTTAATTTTTCCTTTCCTTATTTTACAAGATTACTCTGGATTTGTATTACAAGAAAACTATGATAGAATTATATTATAAAAATAATGATTTATTTTAAAAAATAATAAGTAATAAATAAAAAAATGCCTTCTATAATCCCAACACCAAATAAGCAATTAGATTCTGGTAGAAGTTTTGTATCATCGATACTACAAAAACTTCCATATGTTCAGTCTACAACAGAAGCAGATGTAAATAATCCAAGATACGAACTATTCGAAAGAATATCTAAAAACAGACAATTACGGGTGATGAAACAATCCGTAATAACGGGTCCATATTATCAGGATGATGCATCGGCGGGGACATTTGGATCTGATAGAGCGTATCACAAGTATATATATGCAAATGTAGACTCAGATAAAACGAGAAGATTATCGGAATATAGAAGAATGGCATCATATGCTGAAATTTCAGATTGTTTAGATGAAATATGTGATGAATTTTTAACAAAAGATGAAAACGGTAAATTTATAAAAATAATTTTTACCGGTATTGGTAAGTTAGATTCGGAAGCAAGAACAGAAATAGAAAAAGAATTTTACAAATTTATAAAAATATTCGATATTGATTCTAGAGGCTGGGGATATTGTAGACAGTTTTTAACTGAAGGTGAATTATTTTTTGAAAACGTGGTCCATGAACAAAAGAAAGAGTTAGGTGTGATTGGGGCGCTAGTCATTCCGGGGGAATTAATAAATCCAATTTATGACAATATTCAAAATGAAATTATTCAAAATTTTATTTTTCAAAAACCTATAAATTTACAAGATAAAGATCATAAACCAATAAATAATCAACAAAATCCAGCCAATACTCTTCAACAGCAACTAATAACACTAGAGGGCAATCAAGTTACATATGTTCATTCCGGTTCGTGGAATGATGATTTAACAGTTAGAACGCCATTTATAGAACAATCACGACGAGCATATAAACAATTATCATTATTAGAGGATGCTATTGTGATATATAGAATGGTTAGAGCGCCAGAAAGATTAAAATTTAAAATTGATGTTGGAAATATGCCACCCGCTAAAGCAGAAGCATATTTAAAACAATTAATGCAATCATATTGGTCAAAAAAAACATACGATTCCAGTTCAACTCAAGGTGCGGGTAATGTATATGACCCACAATCGATGTTAGATTCGTTTTGGTTTGCTAAAAGATCAGGAGAAACTGGTTCTGACGTTGAAATGTTACAGGGCGGTGCTAATTTGGGTAAACTTGAGGATCTAATGTATTTTGTAAACAAATTATACAAATCTTTAAAGGTACCATTGACTAGAATTAATCCAGAATCTGGTTATAAAGATGGTTCTGAAATATTAAGAGAAGAATTAAAATTTGCAAAATTTGTAATAAGATTACAAAATCAATTTGCGGAAGCATTTAAAAAATCTTTTATCGTACATTTAAAATTAAAAAATATGTGGAAGGGTTTAAAGTTAAACGAAACTATGTTTAATTTAGAATTTAACCCACCATCAAACTTTTTTGCAATTAGAAAAAATCAAGAATTTGAATTAAAATATAAAATATTTTCAGACATATCTCAAACAGATTCTATATCTAAAACTTTTGCTCAAAGACATTATCTATCATTCGGAGATAGTAAAATTAGTGAAAATATGGAATGGTTGAGAAAAGATGCAGCATTTAAATGGGAACTTGATAAAATAGCTCAATTAGGACCTAACTGGAGAGAACATATGGAAGCGACTGAGAATACGGAAGCAGAAGCTATGGGTGGTAGTCCAGAAGCATCTCCAAGCGGATTGGGGGGAGCTTCTGGAGGCACATCAATACCTGATTTTGGCGAAGCATCAACAAACGCAGAAACGGGAGCAGCACCGGAGGCAACATCAGAGGGAGAAGCAACGCCATCAGCTGAAAATACAGGAGAAACTCCACAACCAATATAATATAATATGAATTATAAGTTTCCTAAACATATAACTGGCGATACGTGGGATGGTATAAGTTCAATAACTATATTATCACAAGGTTCTGCTATAGATTTAACTAATTGTGATGTTAATATACAGATAAGATCATGGAAAAACTTAGCATCACCAATTGTATTTGAATTTTCAACAATAACGAATAATATATTAATTATCTTACCAACATTAGGAGTTATAAATATACCTCCGCAAATAGTTGATATTCCTGTTGGATTATACCGGTATGATTTAAAGGTAAAATTCCCAACAGGGGTTATTAAAACTTATTTACAAGGAGATTGGGAAATTATCCCAAGTATAACAAGATGAGTGATTGTAATGTTGTTATTGATCAAAATATAGAAAATATAAACGTAATAATAGATGACAAAAATCCAAATTTGGGAGCTTATTACACATTATTATCTAATATAAATTCAAATTATAATAATATTTCCAACGCAACGAATAACGTAATGATGTTATCGTCTAAGTGGGTAGAAACCGCCATAGAGATGGATACATTACAAGAGTCAACAACAGCCAAGTGGGTAGAAACTGCTATAGAAATGGATACATTGCAAGAGGCAGCAACAGCCAAGTGGGTAGAAACTGCCGTAGAGATGGATACATTGCAAATTGGATTTAGTGGTTCTTGGCAAGACACGACAGAATATATCAACAAAGGCGTTATTGATATGGGATATTTTTAGTAAAATTTAATTAAATGGAATAGATTAAGTGTAAGTATTTTTGCATACCACTATGTCTACAATCAATACAATCTTAATCAAACGTCGTCTTGCTGATAGTCCATTAAATTCATTACCAGTATTATCTGGTGGTGAGTTAGCATTCAGCGAAAAAAATAACACTCTATACTATGGAGCAACTGGAGGTGCTCTTGCTATAGGCGGTGATGGAGCATTTGTAAGCAGAACGCTAAATCAAAATATTCTTGGTGATAAAGTTTTCCTTGGATCGACCACATTATCGTCAACAACATTCTCAACTAATTCTTTAATTGATGTTGGTGCTAACTTATTAACAAACGTCGCATACCCAAGTTCTAACAGCGACGCGGCAAATAAAGTTTATGTTGATGATTTAGCAGCATCCGTTGCATCAGACTTTGTTGACCGAACAACGGCTCAAAATGTTTCAGGAGTTAAAACTTTTTTTGACAATACGATTTTCACAAAGTATATAAACGTAACCGATTACGTTTCTACTAGCGCATATAAAGTAGATAGCACAGTGGTTATCGATAATAGTAAAAATGCGAGCTTTGCGAACATTGATGCTTCTGGTAATTTAACGGTTCAAGGTGATTTCAAAGTATTCGGTGCAAGTTCAGTAATTGACACTATCGTAACCACCACAAGTGCATTTTCAGTCACTAATAGTGGTTCTGGCCCAGCATTAACAATTACTCAGACTGGTGCTAATGATATTGCTACATTCTTAGATGATTCTACTACAGCATTAATCATTAAAGATGGTGGTAATGTTGGTATTAATACCGCAACCCCAAATGAAAAGTTAACAGTTAGTGGTAATATTTCTGCTACTGGAAATATTTATGGAGTAAGTGCCAATCTAACCGGAACATTATTTGTAAATTCTACACTAGCTCTAAACAGTAGTCTATCTGGTAATTATACAACATCTTCAATTATAGGGTTTTCTATAGATGGTGGTTCGTTCTAAAAAATAAAGTAAATAAAATTAGAAAACTCTAGATTTAAAATCTAGAGTTTTCTTTTTTATATTTAAACTATAAATAAACTAATTATAAAGAAATATAAGTTTGAAATTTATATTTTCCGTATAAGTAATTACATGTTTTTTAAAAAGATAAAAGATATGGTTAATGGTTTATATAAAAAGTTTTTCAATAGGAAAAAAGAAGTATTTTTGGTTGAACACAAAGAAGCATCAACAATAAATATACCGAAAATAAAACAACTTAAAAAATAATTATGTCATCGGGATATAATAAAATTTTAATTAAAAGAAATAATAACACGAATTGTATTCCGATGTTAACCTCTATAGAGGTTGGCGAGTTATCATTGAATACTGCTGATGGTAAAATTTTTACTAAAACCATTAATGGGTCAATAACATCGATTGCTTCTTTTTTAAATGATAATGATTATCCTTATACTTTAAATCATTACTACAGCTCTGTTAATTTTAAATATGGTAATAACACAGTAAATCAAGTATTTGCTTCTGTTTTAGGTGGTTTTAACAATGATATAACTGGTGGTGGATCTTCTGTAATAAATGGTGAGGATAATGATATAGCTGGTGATTTTTCTTTAATAGGATCAGGATTAAAGAATAAAATAAATTCTAATGGAGATTATTCTTTTATTGCTGCTGGTTCTGGAAATTTGATAAACCATCAAAATGTTTTTACACTTGGTTCAAATCTCTCAAGTCATGCTCCTAATTTTACTTATGTTAATAACATAAGTGCTCAAGGAGTATTGTATGGTAATGGTAGTGGTCTAACAAATTTATCGGTTGCGGCTACTCCTGATACCGAAGTAAGGGCATTAACATCTAATTGGCAAAGTACATATACGACTGTAAGTTCATTATCATCAATTATAACTTTAACAAGTTCAGTAACCTCTGATGTTGAAGTTGGCGGTATTGAAATCGCACAAATTGTTCCACAAAACACATCATTCCAACAATTTGTAGAAACATTGTTAACTAAAATATATTATCCAACAATAACAGCACCATCTGCAACAATGTCTTCCAGTATTGGTACAAATGTTGAAGCAGGAACTGAAGGAATTACATTAACAGTAAATCTTAATAGAGGTGCAATAACAGGTAAAACGGTTGCTAGTATTTGGGATCCCAATACATTACAAGATTACAGATCTGGTACGGCAACTCAATATATAATACTTGGTGTAAATAATGGAACAACGTCAGCTTATACATCAGCTACTGCAATAATACAAGAAGGAACAAACGCTTTCAATGGAAATGTAACTTATGCAACCGGACCTCAACCAGTTGACAGCAAAGGACAAAACTATCTATCACCACTTGCATCTAATACAATAGCTATATCGACTCCAGTTTATGGAAGAAGAAAAGCATTTTATGGTGTTGATAATACAGCATCAAATAGCGCACAGATAAGAAGTCTTGCTGGATCATTATTAAACCCATCAAATGGATCAACTTTTACAATATCTATTCCAATAGGAACAGTTAATGTTGTATTTGCATATCCAAGCTCATTAAGAAATGTAAATTCCGTTTTATATCAAGAAGGATTTGATGCTGACGTTAAAGCAAACTTTACACAAACTACAATTTCTGTTGAAGGTGCAAATGGATATAGTGCTACAAACTATAAAGTTTATAAATATACACCAGTTGCATCTTTTACACAAGCAGCAACATATAACGTAACAATATAATATGGCTAGTTTATTATTTCCACTTCAATTTGAAAGACAGTATAGCGGACCACTTGATCAAGACCAAGTGTTTACGAATACTTCTGATAGACTAACATATCTAACCAACCCTCTTAGATATGCGGGTCAAATTGTATCAGATTTACAAACACAAAAAATATATCAATTAAATACAGCAAAAGACACTTGGATTGAAATTGGTTCTGGATCTGGTTCTAGTTCCACCGATACTGAAGTCCGATCACTAACATCTAATTGGAATTCTACATATTCAACAGTAAGCTCATTGTCATCTAATTGGGATTCTACCTATACTAATGTACAATCCAATTCTACTAACTGGCAAACAGCTTATGCTTATGTTAGTGCTAATTCTGTAAATTTAACAGCTACCAATGTATTTGTAACAAATGATTTAACGGTTACTGATACTGTTTCTGCAAAATATTTTCAAGGAACTTTAATTGATTGGATGACATTAGTTAGAGGATATAAGACAACACCAACATTATTAGCAACAATAGGAACTGGGGATGTTTATACTTATGTATATGCAACCACTGCATCCGATAGAACATATTATAGATACATAGCAACCAATGGAAGTGAAGATTCTTTCTATGGAAATTTCACCAACCCTAGTCTAAGTAATCTGATAACAACCAAAAAAATAATTTTATAATTTATGGCACAAAGACAAG